TTACCGCCATTCTTGTTCTTGCGAAGTTTCGAAAACTGCACAGAGGCAGGGGAGAAATCGGTAGACTGCTGAATAGAGAGCGACATTGTTAGTTGGTTATATCTATACTAGGAGTCTTGTCTTTAATTGAATTTCCAATTGAATTTTAATTTGAATTTCCCATCATATATACCACTATCTCGTCCTTTATATCCATTCGTGTCTGCGCACCAGGCACTCTTCGTTCCTCGACTCCCACCACACCAAGATGCTTTAGAACAGCATTGATTACCCGGACATATCGTATCGTTGAAAGATGGTCCACATCGTCCATTTGTGGAAACGTTAGAAGCCGAAGCCGGGGCCGGAGCCGGAGCCGGAGCCGGAGCCGGAGCCGAAGCCGGGGCCGAAGCCGAAGTATTCCACGGTTCTAAAACACCATATTCAGATTTCTCATACATGATTCTGTTACCAGTGCTAAACGTATTTGTTATATTCGTCTTACCCCAACAGAGGGACTTTGAGTTATCTGTAATCACAGCCCCGCATTCAGAACTTTTGGCACATTTTTCTAGACAGTTTTTTAAATTCGCCCTCGGTGTTGAATAACTGGTTAGATGAAATACATCTCTAGTTCCCATTTTAGCATCCTTATTTTTGTGCACCTTCCACTTCGTCTGTGGAGCCGGTGAAAGGTCCTGAGACGTAGTTGTATTTTTATTTAGATCCATAGCCGGGGTAGGGGATGTAGATAGAGCCTTTTTTTCAACACCCATAGAGACTGGTTCCATTGAAATAGTATCCATTATCACCTGTCCCTTAGAAGCTAATCGCTCATTTTGTAGTTCCATCTGTCTTAATTTAAGTTGCTGTTCCGAGTTTATTTTTGATATCATGAAAACAATCACTAAAATTATCAAAAATATCACACCACCCAACAACTTTACGATCATGGCACCGTTTGAAGAACCCAATTTCATATTTGACGGAACCAATTTGTATCCAGGGGGAATACTGAACTGCTCCATCCTTAACAGTTGACAATATTTTTTTCCATGTATACTGTAAAGTATAATGGGTATCTTCAAAGATTGTGGCTGTGGTTGTGGTGGGAGGAAGCAGGAGGAGAAGCTCATCACATCGATCATTTCTGGTCTGACGTTTTTCGTGATAGCGAACCCTGAGACATTCCGTCTCATGCGTTCCGTTTTCGGGTCTCGTATAGCGACACCCACCGGCTGCCCATCCACCTTGGGTCTTCTACTTCACAGTGTTGTTTTCATACTTGTCGTTTGGGGTATGATGAACATCAGGAAGAACACCGGGTGTGGGTGCGGTGGTGAGAAGAAGAAGGGTGGTTGTGGTTGTGATGGTAAGAAGGGTAAGAAGCAGGTAAAGAAGCAACCCGAGATGGTTGATGCTCCCAACCCTGAACCTGGTTTCCATGAACAAGAGGTTGAACTACAGGGAAGTGGCGCAGTTCTCGGTTCCATGGATATTTCCCCCGAAGGAACATTGTTCCATTAAAGTTCCATTTTTTTAATAAATAATTCTACAGTCAGTCAGGACCACTGAATGTAAAATGTTTACGATTAGAATTCTTCATCGAAACCAATTTCATCGGTGTCGTCGTCGAGTTTTCCATAGTCACCCACCCTTTTCTCAAAAAAGTTTGTTTTCCCGTCGAGACTAATATTTTCCATGAAGTCGAAAGGATTCTTAGAACCCCATATCGGGGGTTGTCCGATTTGCTTTAGGAGTCGGTCAGATACATACTCAATATACTCCGACATCTTTTCAGAATTCATACCTATGAGATTGCATGGTAGAGCATCTATGATGAATGATTTCTCGATTTCAACAGCTTCTTTGATGATGGTATGAATAGTTTCCGTGGTAGGCTTCATGCGAAGGTGCTTGAACAGTTCAACAGCGAATTCTTGATGAAGACCTTCATCCCTAGATATCAATTCGTTACTGAAACAAAGACCGGGCATGAGACCCCTCTTTTTCAGCCAGTAAATAGCACAGAAACTTCCAGAGAAGAAAATTCCTTCAACACATGCAAAAGCGAAGAGGCGTTCCGCGAATGATTTACTCTTCTTGTCGAACCATTTGAGTGCCCATTCCGCTTTTCGTTTTATACAGGGAACTGTTTGGATAGCTTCGAACAGATGTTTCTTTTCAGACGCGTTCTTGATATACTTATCTATGAGTTTGGAGTATGTTTCACCGTGGACCATTTCGTTGTGGGATTGATAGGCGTAAAATGATCTTGCTTCTGAGATTTGAACTTCATCTGCAAAGTTGTTGTTAATGTTTTCAAAAACGATTCCATCAGACCCAGCAAAAAACGCCAGGATGTATTTGATGAATTTTTGTTCGTTGTCATTCAGGGTTTTCCAGTCGTCCATGTCTTTGGACAAGTCCACTTCCTCTGCTGTCCAGTTAGACATTTGTGCCTTTTTATAAAGATCCCAGAGGTCTGGATACTTCAGAGGAAATACTGTAAATCTGTTTAAGGTTTCTTCGAGAATAGGTTCATATTCATCTTCAATGTAGTCCTGAAATTCAAAATAGGTTCCCACGTGACGTCCATTAATAAATATCTGAGGGTAGGTTGTGACTACTTTTCCACATATCTCCTTTAGATCATCTTTGTCAATCATGATCTTCTCATGTTCCAAATTTTCTGATTCACATAATTTGACTGCATGATCACAGTACTCACAACCTTCCTTCGAATAAATAATAACTTTCATCTGTGATATTATCAATGATAAAAATTTGTCAGAAAACTCTAAGCATGATTGTGCCAAAAGAGATAAATGAAAATGATATTGTCAAACTTTTAGTAAACGAAGAAGGAACGGAGGAGGAAATGTATGGTGTCGTCGCGATGAACACTGGCCTGACACTTGGTATGCATTACTTAAACCCCACTGAAATGGTTTACAAGTCTGCGTGTGTCTACAAACTAGACGATAGTGAATTGTCCCCCGCACCTTACGAGAGTGTTATGGAGCACTACCCAACTGGGACGACATTTGAAGACCTGGAAATGAAACCTCTGGGGACTGGTATGTTCGTCTATTATTCTGAAATAGACGTCGAAGACACGGATAGTGATATCTACGATGAAGGTGGTGATTCTGAGTCTGATTTAGGTGGATTTGTAGTCTCTGACACAGAGATGGAAGGTATGCCAATCGATTTACCCCCTGATCATCGTCAAATAGACAAAGAATGGAACGAATGGGAGCCAACGACCTCAGGGGGTCGCAGTTTCAAGGAAACAATCGACGCGATCGAAATGCGCGTCAGACACCTAAGTTAAATTTCATACGTATAGAAAACAAGATAAAATAATGCTAGCAACTATATGGTCTGAAATAGACTCCCTATTACACAAAAACGAAGAAGAAAAGCTAGTAAATACAAACGTTTGTAGGGAATGCTCTGGTGTGAAGGTCATCAGCCCGGAAGGGTTGCCTGTCTGTTCAGAATGTGGCCTGGTCGACGACAACTTCATAGATGACACACCGGAATGGACAAGTGGGATTACTGATGACGGTAAAGTAAATGACCCTTCTAGGTGTGGGAATCCAAATGCCAATCCAGAGCTTTTCTCAGATAGTTGGGGAAAAGGAACTATCATCTCTACACAAGGTTACTCAACTTACGAGAATAAACGTATGGCTAAAATTAACTTTCACATGTCGATGAATCACAAAGATAGATCATTGTTCCACGCATATAGAGACATCGATGAAGCGTGTCACACTCTACCAGATTGTGTTCTCAAAGACGCTAAGATTATGTATAAAAAGTTTAACGAGGAAAAATTGACGAGAGGGGCGGTTCGTCTCGGGATAAAAGCTAATTGTGTTTTATACGCTTGTAGGCTGGCGAAACACCCGAGAACTACCAAAGAAATCGCGGACATGTTTGGGATTCAGTCTAAAGATATCAGTCGAACGACCCAAATTTTCAAAGATAATATTTTGGGTGAGACGAAAAAGAATTACGTCACCAAAGCTTTCGATGTCATGCAACGTCTCCTGAACTCTTTTGAAATCACAAAAGAAGAGCGCCTTCGATGTATAAAACTATGTGATCAAACTGAAGACTGTGTGGATCTAATGAGTAAAACACCAAACAGTGTAGCCTCTTCAATCATTTACATGGTCATAGGGAGCAGAGTCACTAAAAATGAAATTTGTGAGAAGTGTTCGGTGTCTATTCCCACTTTGAATAAGATTGAGAATATCTTAAAAAAACACTTAGAGTCTAAAGGACATAGATAGAATATGACTAAAGTTTTTCTTTCAACGCCCTGTTATGGTGGGCTCTGTTTAGAAAAATACATGTCAAGTGTAATAAAACTTCAACTTTTGTTGATTAAGGAAAAAATTGAATTAATGATTGATACAACTGAAAATGAATCACTAGTTCATAGAGCTCGTAATGTGTCTGTCGGACGTTTCATGCAGAAAACAGATTGTGATTATCTCATGTTTATAGACGCGGACATAGATTTTGATCCACATGCGGTTTTTCGTCTTATCAAATCTGGACACGAACTTTCAGTGGCGTGTTACCCCAAAAAGGTGGTCATGTGGGATCAGGCAGCCAGTGCCATTCGAAACGGTGACGACCGTGACATGGCCATGCTTTCTTCCAGTCTCGTCGTGAATATTGGTGCGACACGACGGACCATACAAGATGGCTTTGTAGAAATCCTTGATGGCCCAACCGGTTTCATGCTGATTAGTCGATCAGTCTTCAAGAAGTTGGAAGAAAAGTTCCCAGAGCTTTGGTGTAAAAATGATCATCAGAATCGTGATTTTGATGAATATCATGCAGCTTTTGATTGCATGATTGATCCAGTCTCGAAACGATACCTTTCTGAGGATTATGCGTTTTGTAGGAGATGGCAACAAGCTGGAGGTAAAATTTTCGCAGATGTCAACACCACACTTGGTCACATAGGTAATCTACCTTTCAGTGGTTGTATGGATGAAAGGCTTAAGGTTTAAACTACAAATGAATTTATGAAGTTTGTGACGATAGTCGTCACAAGATCAAAGTCGTGCCATGTAAAAACATTACACACGATATTGAGACTGAACATAAAGTGTATCCAAAATTCTGTGAATCATCAGATTGTCTATGTGAATGATGACAAACATGAAAAAATTGACACCATTGAAAAATGTATGAAAAAATATGATCGAATACTTTTTATCGATTTTGGTATAGGTGTTGATGATGAGTCCCTGAACAAGAGCTTAGAAGTGAATGAAAGTGCGGGTTTGGTAGTCTTTCCCGGTGTGAAAGAAGGTATAAATTGGGAGATGTTCAAAGAAAAGGTGAGGTCAGAGTCCAAAGAACCTACTTCTCAAATGGGTCTCGAATTCGATACAGTTTTAGGGAAAAAAACTTCGCCACACTTTTACAATGTTGTATCCACGAGCGCCAAAGTGTGGGTGATGATACCGAAAACAATCATTAAGCACATTAAAAATAAGAAAAAGGGCACCTGGAAGCTACACCTCAACATGTTTGAAAATTTGAAAGAACAAGGTGTCAAAATTTATGCCTTTTCAGCATCTAAGTTGATTCAAACGTATACACATGAGTGTATATCGAACATCCTGAACGCTGCGAGTGTAAAACTGAATTAAAGGTTTTGTTTGTGTTTTCAACATGTCTATAGAGGTGGAATCCCCACTTTATAAATATGTCGTGTCATACATACATAAAGTGTGGGGCAGTAAGGAGTATTTCCCTGGACCACAACCCATCTCCATTGAACGTAAACATTTTCCCATCCTGAAAGGTGGTGACTATGTCGTTTGTGAAAAGACTGATGGAGAGAGACATATGCTCGTTGCCCTCATGTATGACGGGAAGAAGAAGTGTCTCTTTGTAAACAGGTCTTTCAAGATGTTTGAAGTTCCTATCAACCTGAAAAAGTCTGCCTATGAAGGAACAATCCTAGATGGTGAACTCTATGAAAATGTTCTCATGGTCTATGATGCCGTGATTGTTTCCGGTGAGATGGTGTGGAATTTAGATTTACACAAACGTATGGACGCTTGTAAGGCTATGATGAAGTCCATGATATGTATGAAGTCTGATAAATATAGACTCAAATGTAAGAAGTTTCACATGATGAAAGATTTTGGAATATTTATGGATGAATATCTCCCGACGGTTCAGCAA